TGGTCACTTGTCATGTTCTGCATGTCATAAATTTCTCCATCCCCTGCATAAAGGGTATGGTTATACCCGCCAAACCGCACCTGCGTCCGTTTCGCAATGCCGTCCCCGTGTACCATGGATGGTAATCCGCCCGCCATCATTCTCCTCCTTCCGGTTTCTCCGCTTCCCCTTCAAACTCCAAAAACCCCAAGAGCGCGGCAAGCTGTGCAGGGCGTACCTCCCGTATTGTGCCCGCCTTTCGAGGCGCGAAGTCTTCCACTTCCGTCATACCAAGTTCGCCCCTCTGCTTTTTGAAAGCTTCTGCATCCTCTGCGTTTTGGAAGGTAAACTGTCCGTTTTCTTCCCACGCAATTTCTCCCGCTTCCGTTTTCTTGGCGTATTCCTTCACAAGCTTCATTTCCTCCGCTGCAAAAAAGTCCGCGTGCTTTTTAAGGTCATGCCGTAGCATCACCACCGCATGCGCAGTTTTAAAGTCCATTTCCTTTTCCATAAGTCCTTCGCATGCCATAAAGGCATTGACGTATTGTATAAGATACATCCTTTTCCTCCTAACTGATAACTGTGCCGTTAATTTTCACGGTGCCATTTATGTTGACTACGGAATAATCTCCCCCGATTGTAATGTAACTCAGCGTCCCGATTGTAATTTCCGGGCTGTTAATATATAAAAAGTCGTCCGCTTCCAGACTCACCCTGGTTCTTCCGTATAGCTTTAATGCAAAATCCCCCAGTGCGTATAGATAAATTCTCTCCTCGCTTTCCGTTTCGTCTCCCTTGCCGTCGTTGTCAATTTGAAGACCGCCCACCACAGTGCTTTTGTTTGGATAACAAAGTCGCACCTCTCCTGTTCTCTTGTTGTTGCTGTCCATAATGCAGTGAAAATTTGCGCCGTAAATATTTGTACCCGTAATGGTCCCGCCTGTAATTTCATTCCCTTCTATCACGTTGCCCTCCAGGGTATTCCCGCGCATTGTCATCGCTTCGATTTCGCCCGTCTTAATGTACGCCCCGTTTATTATTGTTGTATCGTTTTTGTCTTCAAGGGATTTAAACGTCACCATGCCTTTGAATGTAATGGTTTTCGCCTCCGTCTGCAGGCCATCCCCCGTAATCTTTATCGTCGCGCTGTTCGAGCCTTCATCCCCGTCTGTAACCGTAAGGTCAAGACTTTCATATTTTTTAACAACCGGTCCTTGTATCTCTTCGGAAATGCTTTTAAAGTCCGTTTCGTTAAAATTCCCCTTCCCGATGTTCGCATGCGCCCACCGCAGCTCTTCCGTTAACATGAAAAGATAGCTCTGTATTGCCTCTATTTTCTTTTCTGCACTTTCACCCCCGGTAAACCGCGGGAAATTGGCATCCGCCATCATAAGCCCGTTCGGCATGTCGTCGTTCACTCCTTTCTTCCTTCATCATACCAAAAAAGAAACGCGCCGAAGTATCAACTTCCGCGCGCCGAATTATTCCGGTCTGCCCCATTTTTTCACAAGAAAAGCCCGTTCTGCAGCGTCCGCATTATTATAGTCCTCCCACATATCCTGCGTCCATTTCTTTCCGGCTTCCCCCTCGGCTTCGATTGTGTACCGCTGCTGCGGACGAATCCCGTGCGCAATCGCAAGCGCCATCACGCAGTCGTCGTGCGCGCCCTCCTCCGCCTGCGGTTTCCAGTCCTCGCCGCGCACGAAGGTCAGCATTTCTTCCAAAGTGGCTTCGTCAGAAACGATTGTAACGTCCTCGCGCACGGCGCGTATAAGCTCCGAGAGAATAACCGGGCGCGTCTTCGTCCCCGTCCAAAATCCATAGCTGTGCTTTACCTTGTGGGTGTAATCGTCAACACTTTCGCGCACGTATTGCTTCGGGTACCTGAGCCGTTCTAATTCCATGACCGGATATGTAGAAAAGTTTGTTTCCACGCCCACAAGGGCAGTATTATAATACATACCGAGGCAGTATACCTGCCTTGCATATACGTCCTCGTCGAACGGATGCCGGAGCACCGCCACCTGCTCGCCCGTGCGGTTGTCAATCACTTGCGCCACGAAGCTGTCCGACCCGTTCCCCGCCGTATCTCCGCCGAGTACATAGGGAACACCGCGCTCCGGCTCCTTGTATATTTTAATAAAGCCGTCCCCATCTTTCACAAACCGAATGTTTGTAATGCGCAGGCCGTCGTAATCGTATTCGAAAAAACCCTGCGTCTTCGGCTGTATTTTTTCCTCCAGCCTTCGCATAACTGCCTTTGCGTCAAACACGCTCTTGCCCGTCACGCCCCACATGCCAAGGCAGTAAACGGTGTAATAGTATTCGTCAATGTCTTTGAAGGCTTCGAGTGTTCTTTTGTCTTCCTCCGGCAGAAAACGGTTGTCCTTATAAGTAGATTCGTGTGTACGTACACGCGGATCACGCCTGTCAAAAAAGCGGGCTTTCAGCCAGTGCTTCATGCTGACGGGGTTAAAAGAGAGAATGATTTGCTTGTAGTATTTTGTCTGCCCGCGAAGACGGATATCCAGCTGATTAAAGTCCGCCTCTGCGATTTCGCTTGCTTCTTCGATCCATATGCCCGTGATGTTGTAGATGGACTTCAGCTTTTCCACGTCGTCCAGACCTGCAAATAAAATCGTACTTCCGTTTGCAAAGCTTATGCGCATATCCCCGCGGTTTATTTTGTAGCCCGAGTCGGGATAAAACGCTGCAAGCTGTCCCACAAGCTGATTAAAACAGCTTTCCCGTATCGTTCTGGCTACCTTTCTGCATACCAGAAAGCGGTGCCCCGCTTCACTCGTGCACCGCTCCAGTACCTTGCGACCCGCAAAAATACTTTTGCCGCTGCCGCCGCCGCCCTTAAGCACAAGATGTCTGTGCTCATCCGCAAAAAGCGGCATAAAGGTTTCGTTATTTGTTTCCGCTAAATGTCTGTACCATACAGCTAACGCCGCCGCACAGTCAATCTCCTTTTTATTCATGGTCTCCTTCGAGGGCTTCGATACTCTTTGCCGCTTCTCGGATTTGCGCCATCTTCTCCGAAAGGCTCATGTGTTCGATTGCACTCTTCCTGGTCTCCGCGCCTATCTCCACTTCTGTTTTATTTTTCCACCCGTAATTGTTCTGCAGATTAAAAATAATGCCCTGCACACTCTTTTCCCGCGTCAGAAGCTGTTCTTCGAGATACGCTTCAATCCGCGCCCGTGCACTCCGAACCACAGCCGCTTTTTTGGGTTCGCTCTCCGTATCCCCGTAATTTTGCCACGTGGAGCGGTCAATGCCGAGGAAGAGGCAAAGCCCGCTTATCGTAGGCGGCACGGCGTATACCCGAACGTATATGGGCGCGCCTTCATCGTTTAATATCGGCTGTCCAAGCCCATTACGTGCCTCGCGCATACCGCTGATAGAATGGAAGTACCGCTCCACCGCTTCTTCAAATGTCTTGTCTGTGTACTTTTTAGGCCTACTCACGCGTCGTCGCAAAGTCCGCTCCAAATCGTTTCCCTTTTTGGAAAACGATAGTTCGCTCCCTTGCTCCTCCTCTCTCATAAAAAACCTCGCTCCCGCCGACTATCAGCTTGCAAGCGCGCTGACTTTACGCCGCCCAGGTCGCTACCACTTTTTTCTGATATTCCGCCTCCGGCGGATAAGCTTCCCCTTTAAGGGGAAGGGGGACCGCTCTGCGGTGGATGAGGTGTATTCTGCATTTTTATCCCTGCATTTGCATATCCCGCTCTGCCGCACGCCTCGCATCCTCTGCCACGCTCTGTGCAATTCCTTCCGCTTCCTGTCTGTACGCCGCGTCCTGCTGCGCCTGCATCTCGCGCATCTGCATCTCCCTCTGCATCTGCATTTGTTGCTGTTGCATTTGCATCTGCTTCTGCAGCCGCTCCATAAGCTCCTGCTTCGTCTCGCCCGCCGTCGGATAATGCAGTGCTTCCATCTTCTCCCAGAAGGATATGAGCGTTTCAAGGCTTGCCGGGTCACCGAACGCGCCTGTTTGGAGATTCATCCGCGTTTCCTGCCACATTGCCTCGCGATTGGACGCAAGAGGCGCTGTGGTGTCACAGCTGAATAGAAACTGGTCGTTCCAGTACCACTGCCCCGCTTCGTCCTTCTCTAAAAAGTCGTACCGACTGAAGGTATCATACTTTGTGTTGCCGTGTATATCCTTCGAGAGCACGGGGCGCGGCTCGTCTGTGTATGCAAGGCGGAATTTAAAGATTGCTTCGAAAAGCGTCGCATATGCCGCATCTTTCATGACGCGCTTCGATTCTAAACGTCCCGCGCTCTGCGCCGCCGCAAATTCCTTTGCCTTGCCGCTTGTTGCCGTGCGGTCGGCTCGCCCCTGGAAAGAATCGGTAATACCAATAATCTGCCGTGCTTCCTGATATACCTGCTCCAGATACGCCATGTCCTGACTAATATTCGCCTGCATGTCGTAAACTTCGATAAGCTGCTTGTCCGCCGCGCTTCCCGGACGAATGATTTTTAAATCCTCTTCGTCTACGCGGATGCTCGCTTCATCCGGCAGCGTCATGTAGCTTCCGCTTTTTATAAGCTTTTCAATAATTTTTGCAGATAAGCGGTTTGCGGTGTTTTGCTGGGTTTCAATTTTGTCAATGTCGCTGTCTCCCAAGAATTTCCCGTAAACGCTCACATTCTTCTGCAGTATCACGGGGAAGATGTCCGGCTTGTACCAGGGGATAAATGTGGGAATTTCCTCGGTAATCAGAAGCGGCAACCCTGTCATGGGGTCTACCTCCGTTTCGGAAACGGAATGTACAAGGCTTGCACCCGGTATCACCGACCCGTCCCTTCTCTGTATCGGTACATACACCTTTTCGTATTCCTCTTCCTTCTCTTCCCAATCCTGTGCCCCGCAGTACGCACATCGTCCTCGCAAAGTCCGCTTCGAATCGTTTCCCTGCCCGGGAAGCTCAGCTCCGCTCCCTTGCTCGTCCTCTCCCCAAAAAGCTTTCAGCTTTCCGGGGACCCCATATAAGCCTTCCCCTTCGTTCTCCAAAGCCGCAGGCATTCCTGGTCTTGTCCCGTCCATGCTCGGGGCATCTATGGGCGTAATTCCTTCCATAGGCTCCGCCTGCCCGCACTTCTTGCAGTGGCGCAGTCTTCTCGCTTGATAATCCTCAAGGTCTTCAAGCTGCACATCGCCCACCCAGGAATAAAGCCCAATTCCGCCATTTTTATTTCGGTAATACGCCACATACTGGGTAACAAGGTCCTCCGCTGTTCCTTCGTCCCCGCCTTTAATATCCGGCTCCTCCTCGTTTTCCCGCTGCACATCTACGCCGTACCGCCGCGCTATGTATTCTTTTGTCTGCGGCACCTTCAGGATAATGTAGTCCATATCCTCAATGCCCGTGTATACCCCGTCCTGCGGAATAATTTGCTTTGGATGCAGCGTGGAAACAGAGATTTCGCCCACGGTGTGCTGCGTTCTCCGGCTGTTGTCCCACTCAAGCAGAAATGCTGCGCCGCCCTGTATGGGCACAGTCCGCTCCATCATGTCATTAATTTCTTCAAAAGGGAGCCTGTCCAGCTCGTTTCGAAGCATGTCCTCAATAAGCTTTGCCTTCGCTTCGTCCTCCGGGCGAAGTGCCGCAACCTTCGGTTTGGGTATACTTGAAGAAACCTGTGCTTCGATAATCTCCGCACAAATATTTCGCACATGTGGCGTTTTCTTTATTTTGGGATTTTCCACCACCGGCTTTATCTTGTCGCTGCCGCGATAGAGTGCCTCGCGCCCGTTCATTTTCGCTTCCTCCGCACTGTACGCCGCGTCATTTCGCGAGAGCCGCTCCTGCCAAAGCCGAAGCTTCTCCTTGTCTGTTTTCTTTTTACTCACCGAAACTCTCCCTTCTCTTAAAGCCTTCCCCTCGAGGGGAAGGTGCCGCCATCGGCGGCGGATGAGGTGTTATATTCTTTTTTCCCTAAATGCTGCACCTCGTCAGCCCTCGCCTTTTGTCGTATCATTTTCCTGCTTGGAAAATTCAACTTCTCAGGCGGTGCTTCCTCTTCCCCTTCAGGCGCAAGTACCTGTGGGGACCCCATAATTTTGCATTTCGCATTCTGTATTTTGCATTTGCCCTACACTCTTTTTTCTCGCATATACTGAACCATTTTCCGCGCCAGCCAATATACATTCACGTCCTCATTCAGCTTCTGCATCCAAAGATGCGCATCGCCTATCACCTTCTGGCCGTTTGCAAGTTCCCGCACGGAAAGCTCCCACACGATGTCGTTTATGGTCGTAAGCTCCTGCACCTTCGGATGGTTCACGCGGTCTAAAAACTTGTACCACGCATTCCAGTTATCCTTCGAAAGCTCTGCAGGGCAATTCTTTCGGGATGCGTCATAGTGCCGTACAACCTCCGTAATGCCCGTCTGTGCCTTTAGTACCTGCACAAGCTCCACAGCATTCGATATTGCCTTTTCAAAATCCCCGTCTTGGTTTACGCAGATTTCAATGCCGATGGAATTGGAATTCGTAATGCCGTACTTGCCCTTCCCGTCCCCGCAATGCCATGTGTAATACTTGTTATAGTCGTTAATCTGCAGGGCTTCCTTGTCATCCACCACAAAGTCCGCGCTCTGCCCCACGTTTCCGCTGTTCCAATAATCAAAATGCGCTCTTGCATCTGCACCTTTTCTCGGGTTCCCCGTGGTATGTATTACGATGTACCGCGGTTTCTCTGTCCGGGCTGTTCTGTTATATGCTATCTGCACGTCCTCGCCCCCTAAAAATGTTGCTTATCGGTAGGATTGTTCACAACCCCGAATGCCGCGAGTGCCGCCAGAAGCAGCTCTGCAAACGTATCAAACTCTGGAATCTCCCATCCCATCCATGTTTTCGTCACAAAGGCAATAAGCGCCAAAAGTGCGCCCCATAAAACCTTGCTTTTAAATCTCTCTTTCATGCTCATGTATAAACTCCTCTCTCAGTTCGTCGATGCGGTGATGGGCGCTTTTCGCGCTCCCTTCCACCACCGCCATCCGTTCTACCAGATTGTTATGTTTTTCCACCTTCTTCTCCAGCTGCTCCAGTCGGTAATTTGTCAGCTTGTTGGCAACTAAAATGCCGCCGAGCGTCCCGATGGTTGTCCCCAAAAAAGAAAGTGCCGGTCCTATAATTTCCATTTACTTTCCACCCCCATCTTCGCGAATTCCCGCTCTACCCTTTGCTCAGCTCTGCTCTAAGCGCTGC